ATTGGGCGTTCTCTTTGGCTTGTTATAACCAGAAACACCTACCCTAGCTAATCTTGGGTCTTTAGCCATATTCGCTCCAAAAAATTCCCTGCCCGAAAGCAGGGTAAAGGGAGATTAAAACTAATGCATTTCAGGGTGCTCTAAGCGCAGCTGCTCTTCTGTTGGGGGTTCTTTCAGCTTAGTTATCTCAGCTTCCATCTCTTCCCAAAGAGCGATAATTTCTTCGCGCGCATAGTTTTGTGCACCTTCATACACAGCCGATTGTAACACATTTATGAGTTTGTCCTTAATGTCATGTAGACCATTTGACTCTACTCTATCGAACATGATACCTAACGTACTGTCTTTCATATTACACCTCAGTTGTAACTGATTGGGTCATACTTCTCGTCAGCGTCCATTTTTTTTAATTCTTCGCGGTAGTGTTTTGATATCTCAGACCGCAGCTTTTTATTTGTTGGCATTAGGACTTGCCACTTCTCCCTTAACATATCCATGTGACCTTTACCTAACTTGCTTTCTAGCCAAGAGGTAAACTCAGTTGGATTCTCTGTAAACTTCCTATGACAGTAGTGGCACAAACATATGGCATTGTCTAAGGACCACCTAACAGACTTAGCAGCCCTGCCAAATATGTGTGCACACTCCATCCTTCCATCTACCTTGCAGCAGTGCTCACAGACATGGTTGGCTTTCTTCCTAACCACATCACTAAACCACTTGTCAGCTGCATCACGTTTTATCGCCATTTATCTCTTCCTTAGATGGGAACGGTATATTCAATCCCAAGTCAGTTGCCAGATGCCTAATTATAACATTTGCTACCTGTGTGACCTCATCACTTTTTAACGCAGTAGTAGAGCGTCTTTTTTCAGGATACATAGCAGTTTGCACCTCTAGCCATATAACGTCTTTTACACGCTCCCACGTCCACGGCATACCAATTGCTTTAGGCTTCTTTGTTTCCTTGTCACGCAGCAGGCTTTTAATCGTGTACTCATATCCTGCATCATTACAGGCTTCAGCTATCATGCGACAAAACTTGTGTATAGCGTTATTCTGCTGCCCAGTACGCTGCTTGCCTGTGGATAACTTTATAGTCAGGTACTTATTGTCTAAGTACAAGTCATTGACTAAGCGCATAGCCTGACCATAGCTAGCGTCACTATTAACAATAAATTCTTTATTCATAGCTTTTTCCTCAACCATTTCTGTGAAATTATATCTGCCCTAGTTTCTAACAGGTCCCAGATAGAGGCGCGCGTTGGCGCCTTTTTAACTCTGAGCAGCTGCCCACTAGGGCGTAAATCCTCATCAGTACAAACCTGCCTGCCAGACAACCTTGTTACCATTGTGTTTCTTTTGAGCCCTACGTACTCTGCGTACTCCTCGTAAGTGTAAGACTCACCGTTTTTGAAATGACCATCTTCTCCAACAAACTCAATAAACTTCGTGTTTCTATGAGTTTCCATTGTTACCCCTTATAAGCCCAAGACCTATCAGTAAGTTTTTCCACCACATCAGACTTTTTCAACGACTGCTTCTTGTTGAATCCATTAGTCTGCCAAGTACGAATACAAGCCTTCCAGTCTTTCATCTTATTTCTGCCAACCTTCCAGCCATTAGATTCATAGTATGCAAACCACCTATCAGCATCTACATTGAAGCCTTGTTGATTGATGTAGCTGACAACTTCATCACGCTGTGGCGGTATATTATTAGTTTTATTATTAACCTGTATTATTCCCTTAGAACTTTTTTTCGTGGGGGTAGGGAAATTATTTTCTAGGGGGGTAGGAAAATTTTTACTAGGGGTATCGCAATTATTTTCTACTATGTAAATGCGTCTCTCCTGTACCCTTTTCGTACCCTTCTCATAAATCTCTTCACGCTGTATGTAACCAGCATCTTCAAGCGCACCTAACCAATTAGTTATGGACCTATTCTTCACGTCATACAATTCAGCAAAGTGCGCATTAGTTGCCCAGCAGTAACCTCTCTCATTACATAACGCTGTTATCTCACCGTACAACAACTTAGCGTTTGCTGGTATTCGATTATCGTACCTGACTGTGGCAGGTATAATTGCATAAAACCCCATGTGCATTTTAGAACTCTCCTTCTTTTACGAACTCACTTAAAGTTAAGTTAAAGCCATGTGCTAACTTTAACATCGTCTCCAGCTCACAATTATTATGTCTCATTAATCGACTCAAATGTGCTGGGTTAATTTCACAACGCGCTGCTACTACCTTCATTGTTAAGTCATCAAAGGCTGCACGTCTCTTTATTGCTCTTTTAAGGTCAAACATAATCACTCCTTGTTATAGAAGTGTCGATTATAATTCAGTGAATAATATAATACAACTTGTTAATTAATGTTTGCATCTGTCAATGACATCTGTATAATTTGAGTATCACACACATGAAGCGAGGTATAATATGCAAGATTTTACAGACCTAACGCCCTATGAGCAGGGCGAGTTTGACGCAGTGCATAACCATGAGGCTGCACTGAATCAGCCAAAAGAATATTACTGGGGTTATGGTGACCAGTATTCTAGAGAGCAAATTGAAACTGCACGATGCGAGCAGCATCTGCGTGACTGGGGGATACAAGTATGAGCTGGCAAGATATTCAAAAGGGGCTACGTGCTCCGTTCAAAGCTAATCAGCTACGCTGGAGACAGGGGCGTGGTGGTATGCAGTTAGCGTACATAGATGCGCGTGACGTAGCTAACCGTCTAGATGAGGTAGCAGGTATAGAAAACTGGCAGGACCGTTATGAAGAGGTGTCTGGTCGTTTGATATGTTAT